CTCCTTTTTCCATTTTATGTTTTGAGACAGCATATTCATCTGCTAATCCCCAATAATTAATTATTTTTTCCATTAGTCTTCTATTTTTAAAGTTTTAATTGCCCATTCTTTAGGTTTACCTGATGTTATCATATCAACCCATTCTTTAGCAGTAGGAATGTAATTATTACAATCCTCTTTTACATGTTGTTCTCCAACATATCTAGTGTATACAGTTTTACCCTTTGAATTTACAAATGATGTTCCAAATACTTTCTCACATTCAAATATGCCTTCACTATGGTGTCTAAACATTCTGTGTTTAGAATGACCTATCCAGGCTTTTGTAGCATCAAACCATTCCTCAATATGTATGTACTCTTCCCATGTTCCTCCCCACCGTCTTGCTGCTGATTTAGCATGCTCTATTGGATGTGACATATTTTATTATTTTAAAGTTTTCTGAATAAGATTACCTGAATGATAGTAGTCGTCTGTAATAACTGTACGTATATTGTTTTGTATTTTATAGTGTCCTGAAGGAATAAGTACACTTACATAACCATAACCTCCTTCATTATTCCACCAATCTTCAATATCATCTAAAAGTTCTCCTGTTACAAAATTTTCAAAATCAGAATATAAAGTTGAATCAAGATCTATTAACTTATATCCATTATACCCCCATACATCCAGATTATCTATTGTTTCAAAAGCTTCATCTTCATCTAAACTAAGAATATCTTTAGTGTAAGCCACGGTTTCTATAGCTCCTGAATCTCCACCACCATCATAATGAACTTTAATTCCTGTAATACCAAAATCAGCCAACTGTAATAGAAGGCTTGTCATATCATTTTCTGTCATAATTATTTTGTTTTGTAAAATCTGCCAAGAATATTGGCGTTTAAGTATTCTTCTTTTTCAAGCACATCATGTTTAAACTGATGCTTTACTTCCTGATAAGTCAATTCTGTTGCTGAATAGCAAATCATTAGAATTTCCCTTTTAATTACAATACCTGCTTTGTGAGCTTCTTTAAGAATTTTATTACTGCTATAATATTTCATAAAAGCAGGTTTTATTTCCCGGGTGTATTTCTTTAATCTTTTGTCTGTAGACATAGCTAAAGCTTTTTTACCCATAGGTTTTTTAATATTAGAAAAAAAGTTTTTCTTACCAATATACGCAACTGACTTACCCTCTATAACAGCAGTCATAATATATATAAAACCAACACCACTTTCTGGAATACAAGACTCATCAAATGCTTTACCTTTATATAGCCAACTCATCTTATACTTTAAATTTTTTTACATTCCAATCAGCCACAGAACAAACCATTCTTGCTAATTTAATTATTGCTTGTTCTAAAGTTGTTTCAATAAAAGAAAGTTTAGAATTTTCTTTATAGTTTGTAAAAATGTATTTATACTTTCTTAGTTCTTTATCTTTCATAATGCTTGTTTTAATAATGGTAATAATTTATCTCTTACAGATTGAACACTGTGATCTCTAACAGAATCAGATAAATCTTTAGACATGTCAAGAACTATATATTCAAAACCATATTTTTCTTTATACCTTTTAGCTGATTTAAGACCAGGCTCATCATTATCAAATAGTACAAGCATCTTTTGATACTTATCTAGGAGAGGTTGCATAAAGTTTTCTGGAATAACACTATTCTCACTATCGGGAGCCAAACATTCAATACCACTTATACCTAATTTCTTAAAACACATTAAGTCTTTTAATGAAGAAGTAATAAGTAAATACTTAGATTTAAACTCAAGTTGATCAGAACCCTGGATATAATCTTTTACCTTAATAAACTTGTTATCTTTTACTTTGGGTGTATATATTTTATATAAAGCACCATCGTCTCTAAAAAAGCCGTAAATAAAATTACCTTTTATGTTGACAGTATCAAGAAGATAACCATCATCTTCTTTAATCATGTTGTAAAACTCTAATGGTTTTACATTGTAATGTTCTAAAATACTAGAACTTAATTTAAAACCTTTCCAATAAGATTGATCTAAAGTATTCCAGTGTCTAATTTGATAATCAGAAACAACATATTTACTTTGTGGAGTATATTCTAAGGGAATATAAAAATTATTAGAAATGTAATCATCATAATCAGCCATGATTTTAAAAGCTGCTTTACCTCTACCATCTAAACTATATAGATGCATTACTAGATTTAAACCATCACCACCAAAGCCTGATGAAAAATCCTTAAACTTATAAAACCCTTTATTATCTGTATAAATACACATAGAAGGCACTTTATCAGTAGGATTAAATGCAGATTTTATTTTTAAACTTTGACCGCAAAGTCTTTCAGTTAATTTTAAATAATGCTCAAATACCCATTCTCTAGGTACTTCATTTAAATCAGAAATTATTGTTTTTGTAGAAATCATATACTAAAATTTAAAAATTAGGGGGAATCACTGACTCCCCCTAACTATATTAATCTAGAGAGAAATCAGTAGAAGGTTTGCTTGAATTAGATGAATCATCATCATCGCCAAAACTTTCTATATTACTTATTTCAAGTTTTTTTAAATGTTTAGATTCATCATATCTAATAACTTTACCTGATTCAACTTCACCAAATGCATATTTTCCACTTTGTGCTTTTGGCAACCACAGGTCATAGTTAGTATAACCAGTGCGGCCAACGTATTCTTTACCTGCAATACAAAATTCAAGATATTTATCTTTAATTGACGCAGTTTTATTAAATTCTTCAACAAAACTTTCAATAGTATTATGTTTATTATGTTGTGCTGTCATCCACTCATTAATACCCATGGTTTTACAAAGATTTTGTAAGAACATTAAAATTGCTCTATCTCTTTGAATTTTAATACCTGTTTTAGTTTCACCATCTGCAAATGCATATTGACTTGCTTTGACTCTACCAATTTGACCTTTAAAATGGCCTTTGTCAGGATTATCTTTATCTAAAGCAAAACCTTCAAAACCCTCAATAGGTTCAGTTTCAACATGCAATATCATATGATATGCATTATCAATAAATTTAAAGTCTTCTAAATCAATGTTATTGATTTTTAACAACTGATTTCCTGGATTAATTGTTTTTGGTAAACCAGATCCACTGTTACCTAAATCATCTGTACTTAACGCCATTTTATTTTATTTTTTAATTGTTACACATAAATTTTATCCCAGTGAAACTCAAGTTCACCGTTCTCATTCATCTCAGAAACTACTATTTCTTCATTTCTTAAGTGCTCTGGTCTTGCACCACAAGTCACTTCTTCACTGGTTTTAAATGATAGAATAGTTTTATTACCCTTTCTATACATATAACCAATTGCATCTGCATTTGCACAAATTAAAGATTTTATTTTACCTGTCAAATCAATATTTGCGGCTAATACCATCTCACCTTTATCATCTACTTGTTTGTCTTTAATGTGACCTGATAAAATAATATGGGGTGCTAAAGTATCAATAAAATCTAAAACTTGAAAGAAAGCTTGACGTAAATATAAATAACCAGCACCATTTGGTAATGATAAGACATTATCTTCATTATAATTTTTACCCATTGATGTCCGTTTATATAATTTAACGGCAAGAGGCATAACCATATCTTCTAATGCAGTTACAGTATCTATTGTAACATACTTGTATGGTTGACCTGCTTCTTTAATTGCTTTACCAGCATCTAATAGTTCTTGTAAAGAGTCTACTTTAATCTTTAAAGCTTCAACATAATCTGCACCGTTCTCTACATCTATGATTAGATTATCATTTAAACCTGCAAATGCACTGGTTTTACCTGTTTTAGGTTTAGAATAGATTATTAATCTTTTAGGATTTATTCTATTGACACCTACTTTTTTAGTTGGAAGTACTATACTCATCTTACTTTAGTTTTTGTGCTAGTTTTTGAAAATCTGTTGCAATTCTTAATAGAATATCAGAAGCAGATTCTTCACCAAACATAAGAGCTTTTTCTTCTACTTTAGGAGAATATTCTTTTTCAAAATTAGGAAATAAACCTAATGATTTTTGTAGTTCTGGTAAATCATTTTTAGCATCTTCTTTTCTTTTTTCATAAAGAGCATAACTAATTTCTTGACCACTGCTTAATACAATAACCATTTCATTAACAGGAACAAGATATTTCTTATCAGGTTTTCCTTCACTGTCTACTCCTTCAACTACATCGTATTCTTCATTAAAATAAGGATTATACTTTAGTTTAAATAAAGATCTGTCTTCATTCATAGGTAAAATATCAATAGTTTTACCATTACCATCATAGGCATTATCATAAAACTCCATGTAGATATCCTCTTCCTTTTTTAATTCCCACTCAAAAAACTGACATTGTCTTCCAAACTTTCCTTTTTTGAAAAATGCAGTTTTAATAGTGAAAAAAGGATCAGCAATACCAATTGCTTTGAAAGCATCCATATGTTGCATATAGAACGTTCTTTCTTTTTCTTTTCTTAAATTACTACTCATATTTATTAATTTACTTGGATTTTTTGTGCTATAGCTCTAGCAGGGGTATTTATTTCTATTATTCTCATAGTTACTCTATCAAGTTTAAAGAAACTTATTCGTGTTGTACCATTTCTGGATTTTAAAAAATGAAACACTAATGTATCCGGGTCTTCAATCAGAAACTTCTCAGGACCATATTGTTTAATTTTTCTTATAGAAGGTTTATTTATACCCATTACAACATCTGCATGCTGTAGCAAAGCATCAGAACCATATATATCAGAATCTAATACATAATTACCGTAATTACCTTCTACTTGTCTTTTAACATCATCAATATTTCTATTTAATTGACTTAGGACTATAAATGCAACTGGATACTTTTTCTTCATTTGAGTCAAGGCTTCACCCAATGAACCCAGCATCTCAAATTTATCTCTTTGTCCTACATCATTTTTAAATAAAGCTGAATGATCTATTGCAACAAGCATGTTTTTATATGTACCATCATCTCTTCTGTGTCTTTCTAATTCATGATGAATAGTAGAACACATTTCATTTACAGTACATACATCATAGACAACATTTACAATATCCGTTTGTGCACTCTCATGATAAAAATCAACACACTTTTGGAATATTCTTTTGTCAACTAATTTTCCGTCTTTACTCATTAATGTATTGTAATCAGCACCTGTTTTCAGACCAAACTTTCTTATTGCACTTGTTTCATCAACCATTTCCATTTGGAATTTTAAAACACGGAATTCTTGATTTTTATTAAGATCAATGATATCAGATATCAATTGTTCCATAAAAAGAGTCTTCCCTGTTCCTGGTCTAGCACCAACTACAGTAATAGTTTTCCATTCTAATCCATCACAAAAAGCATCATTAAATTTGGGCCATGCACTTACAAGAGATGGTATCATACCTTCTCTTCTAGCTTTCATCTTAATGAGACCTTTTTCTAAACTGTCTCTTTCACTAACCGGTAATAAATGACGGGCACCATTAAATAAATTAGCCATAGATTTTTAAAATTTAAATTATACAATTAACTCACTAAAATATACTTTGTCATCATCAGGATTATCTTTTAAATATTCACAATAAATTGCTAAATCAGAATCCCAACTTTTGTCCACATTTTGCTTTCTCAAAAAATATTGAGCAGTTCTCATGTATTCATAATTTTTAGATTCATATTCAGCAACATATTTTTGTGTTGCTTGAAAGATTGTTTCCCAATCATAATTATAGGTTTCAAAAAACCATCTAAATGCGCTTTCTAAATTTTTAGCAGGCACTCTAGCATATTTTCCAGAAGACAATTTTTTATTAGGAAATATGTGTACATACGCCTCTATATTTTGCATAAAATTATGTCCTAGTAAATTTGTAGAAGTTTTTTTCTTAGACTTTTTAAAATAACCATCAATTTCTACAGTAAAAATAATACTTTTGTCTGTTAGTTCCAAATTTTCTGTTAACCAACTGTCTCTAATTAATCTAGTTACTTCAAGACTAGCTTTTACATATGTATTTGGCACAAGACCTTCTTTTATACAATTCAGTATATAAAATGCATTAGGAGTTATTCCATTATCTGCAAGTTTTTTAAATATTTCTATCATGCTACCAAGTTATGATTTGATTATAGTTTTCTCTTACTAGAACAGATATTTTTTTAAATATATCATCACAATCCCATTTAGAGCCATTATATGCAGCAGAAGCAGGATGCTTAACGTAAAACCTGTAATTATTATCACTGGTAAGATTAGACCACTCTTCAGCTTTTTTACCCATATACACATATATTAGTCCATTATTATAATTATTTAAAGTATCTAACAAATATGCAGTAAATGGTTTCCAAATATCATAATGACCACCTATTCGACCTATTTCAGTAGTAAGAGCAGTATTAAGCATCAATATACCTTGATTAGACCATCTAGTTAAATCACAATTTCTTTCATATGTATGAGGATAATCTTTCTCAATACCATTAAATATAAATCTTAATGAAGCTTGTTCAGTTAAAGTATTACCACAACTAAATGCAATACCATCAGCAACTCCTAATTGCGGATATGGATCTTGACCAATCATTATAATTTTAAGTTCATCATAGGGACATTCTTCAAATGCTCTGAATACTTGTTTAAGTGGAGGTGTAAATCTTTTTTCTGATTCACTTAGAGTCTTAAGTTTAATGAGTATATCATCAAATTCAGAACTAAATATAAAAGATTTAAGAATTCTATCCCATCCGTTTGGTTTTAATTTTTCAAACATTTTTTGTTTAATTTCTTCTAAATCCATTTTTTTGTTATTTTTGATAAAAATTATAATTATGATAAAGGTAAAAGAACTAAAAGATGATGCTATTTTATCCGTTGAAGTAAATAAAAATTTTTACTTAATGGTTAAAGCTGCTTCATTTACTATATTACAAACTATGTTAATTTCTGAAAAAGGAGATGCCTATATTAAAGAAATTACAACTAATAAGTATAATGATCTTGATGAAAAACAACAAGCATTTTATACTATGGCACTTCTTCTTGCTGAAATAGAGAATAAAGCTACTAAAGAAGGTTTGTATGTAGAAAAAGAAATTTCTGAACCAGGAGAAGAAGGTTATATAGAACCTACGCTAGATTAATATTAAACTGCTCTCTTCCTATTTGTATACATGCTTCAATAGCTAACATTAATTCATCTTTACTACAATCAGCAAAAGATTTATCTGCAATGCCAGAAACATCTTTAATAACATTTTTCATTTCATCAAAAGTGTATCCAGCTTCTTTTGCTATTTCTCTTATACAAGCATGTACTTTTGCAAGTTGTGCTTTACTGTGATCTGCATCAGCAAGATCTAAATACATTTCTATTTTTTGTCCTTCTGGTATTTTATCTACAAAAAGTTCATAAGCTAATTTATCTTTAGGATTAGCATAAATTAACTTACCATTAGTCTTTATAAATTTACCACTAAACATAATCGCAATCTATTACTGTTCTCATTACATTAAGAAAGTTAATTAATGTTTCTTCAGTTTTAATTTCTAAAGCTGGTAAATCAAATGATGTTACAGCCCAGTCATCATTTTTTATTTCATCACTAGCTTTAGACACTAAAGAAAAACCGTCACATAATTCTAAAATATAATAGTAATAATCATAACCATTATTACTATCTAAATCAAAAATTATTTCTTTTTGAAATCCGTGTTCAATTAGTTCATTTTCTGTCATAATTATATTTTTTTTCAAACTTTATCCAACCTTGTGGATCAAATTTAGTACATAAAATATTTAGCATAATTTCTTCTTCATGCTTATCACACATACCAATATCTTTTATATCAATATCAGGTGTATAATTTTTAGTTGCTTCTGAATTGCACTTAATACATTTCATTGTTTTTATTGTTTAAAAGTCTCATTATTATTATTTAAAAAAGTCAGGATTTATAATATCTGAAGTATAGTTTAAATTTTTATAATTTTTATTATCAGCAGTCCATAATCCTTTTTCTTTCACTCTTAAATTTCTTAATGTTAGTATAGAATATGCTGTAATATTTGCATTATCTTCATCTTCACTTAATAACATACTGAGCATGTTATCTTTTTCATCTTTTGTAATATGTTTAGTTTTTATCAAAAGATTCATTTCAGTAAGAAAAATAAAAGGTTTAAAATCTCCTTTTTTTGTACCAGTAGAATACATATACCATAAATAACCCATGTTACTATCTTCTAATTTAGATACACTTCCGTGTTCTTGACATATATCATTAATTAGATTTTTTATTTTTTTATCTTTAAAATTAAAATATTTTTTCATTTCTTTCTTATTTCTTTGTAATCAATAATAAAGCCTATTGCTACAATAATATTCATACCTAAAGACATAAGTATTTCATGTATATCTTTATAAACATTTAAACTAAGATGTACATGACCTAACATCCAAAAAGGTACAGATAAGTTTTGACTTATCCATACCAATGTGTATTTAATAAAATGTTTCACTGATTAAGTATAAACTTTACAGCTGATGTACTACCAGACATATTAAACTGATAAATTTCAGAGCCACATGTAGTATCATTTATTCTTATTTTTACAGAAGTACATGCTTTAAAATCAATTAAACAATTTTCATTTATAAGATCTACTATAAAGAATACATTTTCTCTGTTAGTAGAAGTAAAAGCATTAAATGTATATTTTTTGGCTACTCCATTAACTATGAAAGATATGTCTACTGTTAAATCATCATCACACGTATATCCATTAGCTACATATACCCATACTTCACCATCTACATTCTCTAACTTAAGAAACATGTCGTTATCTTGTGTATATGCAATTCTGTAAGGGTCATCAAAATCATTGTTTACTGTTCTTGTTACCCATTGCGCATTTGCTGTATAGCTTAATGCTAATCCTACTACTACTAATAAATTTTTCATAATTTTTATTTCTAAATTAATTACCTTCTTCATTATTACTTGTTTGTTTTAAACTTTTGTTGAATCTTTTTAACTTTTTCAATTTCTGTAGCATTGTTAAGTTCAAGTCTATGTATTTCTTGTTTCTTTCTTTGTTTTTCATATTCTTCCCAATTATATGTTTCTAATTGATGCATGTTAGATAAATCTGCAATAGTCATGTCTTCAGGTAATTCTATATTTTCTTGAATTACTTGCATATAAAGTTCTTTCATTCTTCCCATAATTTCATAGATTTTTCAATTAAATATCTTATTGTTTTAGGTACATATTGATAACCTTTTATTTGAGCATAAGCTTTTAGTTTTTTGTGTTCTAATTTACTTAAATAAATAATTACTTTTATTTTAGTATTTCTATTTTTTGTTTTAGGTACAACTTTACTAAAATCAAAAGGAAATTTTTCATAATACTTTTTTATATTCTCTTGATATGATTTATCTTTCCATAAATAAACAGGTAATCCTTTGTTGTGCTGTACTTTGTGTCTATTGATTTTTGCCATATCAGCAATAGCATGTTGTGTTAGATCAAACTTATATACTAAAACACCAATTAAATAACTCCTTGGATCAACAACAACTCTTTTATTTGATTTTTGAGGTAAACTCAATAGTTCATTTACTATATTAGTAATGGTATAATTGTTCATAATTATATAAAAAACGGAAATAATATACCTTTAAATTCAGAAACAAGTATTCCTAAAGTAAAAGTGTTAATAAAACTATGTGTTTGTGACCACATGTATAAAAAATATAATGCAAAAATTTGACTAGCTGTTATATATAAGTATAACAGGATAACTAATAACTTATCCATAATAAATTGATTTTTTAAATAATTAAATAGTAAACTCTTCTAAGATTAGTTCTTCTTTTTTTTCTGTAGCTTCTAAGGATTGATTTTCTAATATACCAAATCTATCAGCTGAATAATATTCATAAGGGAAAGAATCAGATGATAACTCAACTTCTTCAAGTTTATACCCATATTTTCCAGCTTGAATACCCATTTGTGCTACATCTATAACAGTATAAATAACACCTTCTTTAATCCATTCTTTTTGAGGAATTTTAGCTGGTTTATTTTTATGATTTATGCAAATTACTTTCATCTTCTTTTAATTCTACTTTAATACCTAATGAAGTAAGTTCTTGATTAATATCAAATAGATCAATCCAAGCACCTTCTTTAACAATACATGTACCTTTACTATCTGCAATTACAACACATTGTTCTGCTTGTAAATTAGTATGTTTACAGTATTTCATTAAACAAGCCATAACATATAACATATCATTTACATCATCATTATGTAAAACAAGATTATATTTATTAGCTAATTCCATGTTATTTATTTTTTAATTTATATTAAAGTTTTTCCATAAAATTTTACTTTGATCAAATCCTTCTAAAGCATCTGTAACCCATTTTTCATCTACTGTATCTTTATAACATAATATATGAATAATAGCTTTATCATCTGGATTTAATCTTAATAGCCGACCTATTCTTTGTGCACTTTTACGTTCATTTCCATAAGCATGCATGATTATACCTTGTTTTAAATCCGGAATATTAACACCTTCACTTAACTGTAATACAGTAGATAGCTTTGTAATATTACCAACCTTAAATTCTTGTAAATTTGTTTCAGAATCAGGGTTATTACTATGATAACTATGTTTACATAATTTATCAGCTTGATCTTGAGTATTAGCAAACAAAATACATTTACTTGTTATATCATTAAATAGAAGCTTTGCATATTTTTCTTTACTAGCATATTCCATCATTGCTTTCATTCTCATTACACGCAATATATGAACAGGGCCTTTGCCCATATCTAATCTTTGACCCCAATAATTATAATTTTGAAGCTCAGAAGTCATGAATTGTTTAGTTTTCATTTTAACTAAATAATTACTTTCTTTACTTAAATAAAGCTCATGTACAATAATTTGATAATCATTAAGAATACCATTTTCTATAGCATCATCTGCTTTAAATGTGTAGACTATTGGACAAAATTCATGCACCAATTTACCTTTTTCAGAATCTTTATATTTAGGTGGAGTACCTGTTAAACCAAGTATTTTTCCTTTATACAATTGCAAGAATCCTCTATGTCTATCTAGAAGAGAATGACACTCATCTAAACAAATCATGTCAAAATCTTGTGGCTTTTTTTTATTTAAACTCAGATAAGTAGTAAATACAATTCTACCTAGTAGATGATGCAGATTAAATTTCTCTGCATCATCTTTCCAGGATTCAAATATTGCTTTTTTAGGAGCCACAACTAAAATTTTCATTAAAGGAGTAGTATTTTTTTCAATATACCTTAACCCAATAAGAGTTTTACCAACACCAGTTCCAAGCACTATTCCACTTCTTTGTTTACCATCGGTTGCACTAAGTGCTTTTTTTTGAATGTCTTCTTTGTTCATTTTAAATTATATTAAATACTTGTTTTTGTATAAATTGATTTGCTGCTGTAACATCAGTCATTGCTTTAATTTGACTAATATTAGTTTGAATATTTTTAAGTATTTGAGAATGATTATAATTTTTATGACCATAAGCTTGAATAAATACTTTTAAAAATTGATGCTTAACCCATCTATCAGCAGTACCAATTTTAATAAATAAATCACTAAATGCCTTACACATTTCTTCTGATTTATGATTAGTTACTTTAAACTCACCTCTTTTAATCATTCTACTTCCTGAAGCTGTTGCATTATATGTAGATGAATTGTTACAAATAGTTGCAATCATCAATGGTTCTAAATTATATAGATATTTATATTTTTTGTCATTTATCATTGCGGTACAGTCTTGAAACCTCATATTTTTTATTACGATTGTATTAACACTTTCATTAAATCTAAATGCTCTTATTAACTCATTTAATTTCATTTATAATATCCTCCAATTTCCATATAATTTGTGTTAATTCACCGTTATGTATCATCAAGTTTGCTATTTTGTTAGTGATGTGGATTGACGGTGTACAATCCATTAATTCACTGATATTATCATCATATTTTTTTTGTCTATCTTTTAATATCTTATAAAACTCATTTAACTTATCATTCATTTTGTTACCTCCTTAACAATACCGTCCCACTCG